CAGTGTTATTAGCGCCACCGCTGCCTGGGCTTGATCGGTTGCGGGTTAGTTCGTTACCGCCTTCTCGACTAATCGGCTGGCGAACTGGGTGTCTGTTAGCGTAATTCCAGCAGCGTCTTCTGCCCGCGTCAGCAGGGCCTGCTTTATACCGTTTAGGTCTATCAATCAACCACAATATAGCCCACCGCGCACCGGCAGTTAATCACATTAGCAGCACTGCCGGACGGGTCCCCAGGATAGTCTAGGCTCTCACCATCGACTATGAAGGGCTGGTCCATACCCACAACCTGGCCGTCTGCGTCTTCGTGCGTGTCACGTGTGCGCCCGCCACTGGCCGCTATCCATTCCCTGCGCATATTAAGCCCGGTTGATTCGGCTTGCTTCTTTGCCCCGTAGTTCCCTGAGCCGTGAGTCTCTGTCCTGGCTATGAGTGCGCCGCGCTGCCGGCCAATGGTGGGCGAGTTCTTAGATATTAGCTTTGCAATCTCACTCTGCCCTAAGCCTTCGCTCTGCCCGATAGCAACCTGAGTCATTATCTGCGTGCGCGTGGTCTCTGCTATCTGCTGAATTTTCTCGCCGCCAAACGCTTCTATATACTGAGCAACAAACAGATCCCACTTTGGCTGCTCTTTAATTACGTCAGGGCCGCTGCCACCTTTTGCCGCTGCGGTGATACGCTTGGCCATGCCTTCAATGGACGCCCGCCAGATACGCTTTAGCAGTGATTCAATGCGCCGCAGGTGTTCGTCTTGCGACCTAACCTGCCCTGATGCCTGCCAGCCTTTGACCATCGCCAGTGTGGTTGTTGAAATCTCTTTAGATAGCAAACGCTCAGACACCCTAGAAAGGCGCTCAAGCAATAGCTGCTGGTTGCGCCTTTCTCGTTGTGCGTCCTGATCAAGAAGTCTTCGAGGGGCCATAAGCCAGCGCCTTCATGTCGTCGGCTGTTAGTTCCTGCGCGGGGTCTTGTTCTAGGGGTAGGCTGATAGGCTCGACGGCCATGGTCAGAGGTATCATGCTCGACGACACCAGTATTTCATCGCCCCCAGCTGGCAACTTGTCATAGCCTTTCATCTCGCGCTTTTCGTTAATCGTTAGATCACTTGACGAGTCAGCCATTACCCACATCTCGCGCCGCTTCTCTGCAATAGCCGGTATCTTGTCAAGGTCTATATCAAGGGTGACGCCGTTGAATAAGGGTGACAGCCAGGCGTTCAGTTCATCGCGGATATACTCCGCAAGAGGGATTACTGTTTCTTCGTAGAATGCCAGGCGGGCTTCTTTGTAGTTGGAGTACGTGCTATCGCCTGGGATGTTCAGAAGCAAAGGAGGAACCCCAAGCGCCAGAGAGACGTCACGCGCTGCGCTGTACTTGGTCTCTATGATCGCCACGTCTACAGGAGACAGCCCCATCTGTGTCCACTTTAGGCCGCCTTCCAGTAGCATCGGCCTTCCGGCGTTCGTGCTGCCTGTGTACTTCTCGTCTATCTCAGCCTTTAGCCGATTGAATTGGTCATCCGTTAACGCCCCCTCGCCAAGCTCCATAGCGCCCGACGGGGCCGCGCCGTTCTGGAGCAAAGACTGCATCCACTGCATCGACTCGTTGTGCTGGTCTACAGCATACGCCCCGGCCATTAACGGACTCATGCCGTACCAGTCATCAAGCGGATTGAATGACTTGATGTGCCGGATGTCGCTCTCCCCTGTGCGTGGGTCTGCGTCGAAGTCTGCGCCGGAGCTTCCAACGCTGAACCGGTAGCCAGCAGGAAAGCCGGTCGCGCTTGGCTTTACTTGCATACGGTCAGGTCGCAACGCATACAGCTCGCGAGGTTGCTGGCCAACCATGACCCGTTCCATGTACCCATTGCCCGAGATCCTGAAGAAGCCGACAAGGGCGCGCATGAATTCAGGGCCGGACTGCAACGGGTTAGGCTGTCGGATAAGGTCAAGCAGGCCGCTTACCTTCACCTCATTTCCTCGCGCATCTTTAGCAATCCATTTCATCGCAGCAATGGCGTCGCCGGTCTTGTTGATCGCCTGGAAGGCCACAACGTTCTTTTGATAGCCTTCTTCCGCGTATTTTTTAGCTCCAATCTTGTCGCTGCCAAGCGACCACTGTGCTTGGTTCTTGCCGGTGAACATAACCGGGCCTGCCCGCGATTCTTTGGCCTGCGCCGGTTTACGCTTAAACCAGTCTAACATTGGTCGCCCTGCATGCTATTGAATTGTGTGTCAAGTTTAACGGATATATGCTCGTGATCATAGTGAGCGAACTCGTGGCGCACTCTTGGCCGTTATGAGCGGCTGGAGCGCGTATCTAACAGCATCCCACCGATGGTTGTTGTCGTCTTTTATAATGGGCTGTATATCGCCTGTGCGTTTGTCCACTTTGTAGCTGTAAAGCCTGGCCTCTTCCTGCATTGCTTTGCAAGATGTGTGAATGACTATTTCATCAAAGGACTTGATAAACTCCACGCCATCCTCAACGCTGCCAGGCCACTTCTTAACGCCCTGCATCTTGGGTAGACCGTGCCGCTTTAGGTAGCTTATTTGATTCCGGTCTTGCGCTGTCTGCCCTGATTGCATAACGCTCAATCCACTGATCATGTTCTTTAAAATACTTTGCCGTGTCGTCTAGCTCTAGCCCTATGCGCCCTGCATCCTGATCTATATACAGTGTATTTGCCTTTATGTATGTACGAACAAAGCAACTAGGGTCATTTGCAAAGCCAAAATCTAGCCCGTACATCGGGTCGCCAAACGATTCGTCAGGTTCAAATTCATCAACGCGCCAGTTTTTAAATACCTGCGCTTCTGACTTTGTATTGTGCTCACCCATCCAGATGTGTGCGTACCGCTCGTAGTCTACACGACGCTGCCAATCCGCCAGCTTTACCATTTCCTCGGGGCACCAAGGATTGTCGTAATAATTAACATGGACCAGGATCGCGTCGGGATTGTCTTTGAACAGGGTTTCAACTGAGTCATCCGGTTGTTCTGGGTTCCAGCTAAACCACAGTTCGCTGCCGGGCTTTCTGATTGTGGGCACTAACAGTTCAATAGATCGGTGGCTCAGGCTTTGCGCCTCTTCGCACCATGCAAGATCAAAAACCTTCTAGCGACTTTATGGAATCTGCGGTGTGATCTTGCATACCTTGGAATATGATAATCCCTTGCGCACCTATGCGGCGGATTTCGGTCAGCGTTATCTCAAACAGGTGAGCAACACCAAGCGCCCGTATTTTATCTTCGACCAACTTCTTTGCGGAAAACTTGAGTGACCTCTGTATTTCTCGAATGCACACGGTTTGATAGTCTGGATATTTTACATGCTCTTCAACCAGCATCTCTGCCATGAAGTGAGACTTCCCACTAGAGCGCCCGCCCTTTGCACCTTTGATCCGGCTTGGCTGAAGTAAAGGGACAGCCCATCTAGGTGTCTGTATTTGTAGGGTCGATGATGACACGCTCTACCCTATTGATTGATTCGCCGTTGGTAGTGTGGTCGATGTTGGTTGACTCACGCCAGCCCGCCTGGGTCTTCATCCAAAAGATCATAGCCGAGGTGTCGCCGGTCTTTGCTTTGTTGAAAAGCGCCCCGCCGATTGTAGCGTTGGCTTTAGCTTTGGCCAAGTCCAGCTCATCCCGGTAATACTTGCGCAGGGTCTTTTCGTCAATGTCCAGCACGCGGGCAATGTCTGCCTGCGTTGTGCCCACCATCGTGTGAAGCTGCACGGTTTGGCGTGTGGCTTCGGTCGGGACGTGGTTGCTTGTTGGCTTGTTGGTCATGCGCTTATGTTTGGCTTACCGGCCATAATTAAACAGCCTCTTTTGATTGGAGCGTGCCGGTCGGTACTGCCCCGCCGCTTTCTGAGTGGTCCTCAGAGTTAGCCTTTGTGGCACGCTTAGGATATGGCTTAGAGATTGATTGTATCTGATCTTTCATGGCTTTGTCTAAGGGCATTAGGTAGCGGTGTTTTCCTGTTACAATTTCTGCCGTTGCGCGAGGGTCAATATTTTGAGCGCCTGACAAACTGTTTTTACCACCTTTTTCAATAACAGTCCTTGGGTGCATAAGCCTTCCAAAAAACACGGAAAAAACGACTTGATGCCCTTGGCCACTGTAAACCCAATTACCAGCTTGATATA